CTTGCGAACTCGATCCGCAACCAGAACTTCCCGAGGTCGGGCGAAAGCCTGGATGCGGCGGCGCTGGTCTGGTCCAAGGCCCCGGTGATCGTGGGCGCGCACGACACCGGCCCGCTGATCCGCTCGAAGGACGGGTTCTGGCTGGCGATCCCGCTGGCCGCCGCAGGCAAATCGACACGCGGCGGCCGGATCACCCCCGGTGAATGGGAACGGCGACGCGGGTTGCGCCTGCGGTTTGTCTACCGCCGGACGGGTCCGAGCCTTCTGGTCGCGGAGGGTCGGCTGAACACGAAAGGTCAGGCCGTGGTGTCGCGCTCGAAAACCGGGCGCGGCAAGGTCACCGCGCCGATCTTCCTGCTGGTGCCGCAGGTGAAGCTGCCAAAACGGTTGAACCTCGACCGGGACGCAGGGCGTGCGCTGGATAGCGTTCCGGGGCTGATCGTGGCGAGTTGGGTAGAGGTCAGGCTTGGTTGAGCGCGTACCCACTGGACCAATCCGTCGAGCTCTCGACGAGGCGCTTTATTCAGCGCCGATCCATTGCAATACAGCACTCGCTTCTCCCGAGCTATGAACGCGAAGCTTCAATTCCCCGCGCGAAGTTTCTTCGGAAGTGGGAAAACGCTCTTTGGTTTCGCCCCGATCAATAAGACCAGCATTCAAGCCAGGCTTTCGAAAATACCACAGAACCCACTTCTGATTAAGGACTGCTGAGTATAGCCAGTCGCCTTTCACTTCGAAACGGAGTTCGCGTTCTATGTATCCATGTCCGGCCGGACGCACCGTGGTGCCGTTAAGGAATTGAGCATGGGCAAAAGCCAAATAGGCATCTCGGACAGCTCCGTCTACTGCTACTGAATCTCGTAGCTGTTCTTCTAATCGATGCGCGTCAAGCAGCATTCGTTTCCTCCCGCCACTTTGTTTTGCGTGGCCTTAATTAAACAAAACACCCTCGAAACAAACGTCAAGAGCGGAGTTGACCGACAGACCATGGCCAGTGTCCGAGAAACCATCCTCACCGCGCTGCAAGCGCGGCTCTCAACGCTGCCCGCCGCCGCCCTGCGCGGCGACGTGCTGCCCGAGCGCGTCCCGGCCGAGGGCCTGCTGATCCTGCGCGACGGCGAGCCGGGGGAGCCCGAGGTCACTCTGTCGCCTCTGCGCTATCACTACCAGCACCGGGCTGAGATCGAAGCGGTCGTGCAGGGCACTGACCGTGACGACGCCTTCGACACGCTCTGCGCCACCATCGGCACGGCGCTCGCCGCCGACCGGACTCTGGGCGGGCTCTGCGACTGGGTCGAGGCCGAAGCGCCACGCCCGGTCGATCTGCCCGTGGAGGGCGCGGCCAGCCTGAAGGCCGCCGTCATTCCGGTGGTGCTGCATTACTCAACGGCCGATCCGCTCGGCTGATCCCGACAACCCGAGGAGAACACCATGGCACGAGCCCAAGGGGCGCGGGCGCAGATGGCGCTTGCGTTCGAGACGACCTATGGAACACCCCCGGTGGGCGGTTTCACCAAGATGCCCTTCGCCAGCACCTCGCTCGGTGCAGAGCAGCCGCTGCTGAACTCGGAACTTCTGGGCTATGGCCGCGATCCGCTGGCGCCGATCAAGGACGCGGTGACGGCGGATGGTGATGTTGTGGCGCCGCTGGATGCGGAAGCTTTCGGGTTCTGGCTGAAGGCAGCCTTTGGTGACCCAACCACGACCGGCACTGGTCCCTGGACCCATGAATTCCAGTCGGGGTCCTGGACGCTGCCCAGCATGTCGATCGAGACCGGTATGCCCGAGGTGCCGCGCTACGCGATGTATTCCGGCTGCGTGCTCGACCAGATCAACTGGCAAATGCAGCGCTCAGGGCTGCTGACAGCAACGGCGCGGCTGGTGGCGCAGGGCGAAACGGTGGGGACGACCACCAGCGCCGGGACGCCCGCTGCCCTCGAGCTGAAACGCTTCGGCCATTTCAACGGGGCGATCACGCGGAACGGAACCGCGCTTGGCAACGTGGTTTCAGCCGACATCACATATGCCAACAACCTCGACCGGATCGAGACCATCCGCTCAGACGGCCGCATTGATGGGGCCGACCCGTCAATCGCTGCGCTGACCGGCTCTATCGAGGTCCGTTTCGCCGACCAGACGCTGGTAACGCAGGCGATCAATGGCGATCCCTGCGAGCTCGAGTTTGCGTATGTGCTGCCGTCTGGCGAAAGCTTCACCTTCACCGTGCACGCCGTCTACCTACCGCGCCCCCGGATCGAAATTTCCGGGCCGCAGGGCGTGCAGGCGACCTTCGACTGGCAGGCTGCGCGCGACAGCACGGTCGGCCGGATGTGCACCGCAACCCTTGTGAATGATGTGGAGATTTACTGATGCTGACGCTCGATCTGACGAATGCACCCCGCTGGTATGATCTCGCGCCGGGCGTCCGGCTGCAGCTGCGCCCGCTGACCACGGCGCTGATGGTTGCAACGCGCAGCGATGCGGCTGTCGAGGCGGTCCCGGTAGACGCTTCCGACGAGGAACGCGCCGTTGCCTTCGCCAAGGCGCTGGCGCGGCGGGCAGTCCTGTCCTGGGAGGGCATCGGTGATGCCGATGGCAACGTGATTGTCCCCAGCCCGGACGCCATCGACGCGTTGCTCGATGTCTGGCCGATCTTCGAAGCCTTCCAGCTGACCTTCGTCTCCAAAGGCCTGCTGCTGGACCAGGAAAAAAACGTCTCCGCGCCCTTGCCGAATGGTCCTTCGGCGGGGGCGAGCGATACTGCGACGCATGCACGCAAGCCTGCCAAGACTGCCCCGCGCGGCTGAACCGACCCACCACCTTTGAAGGCTGGCAGGTCTGGGACCTGGTCGGTCGTCTCGGCGGCCAGCTCCGCGTGCTGCCGGGCGCGGTGATCGGATGGGACATGTCGGCGGCACTGGCACTCGGTGAAGCCCTCGGCATCCCGCCTCTGGCCATGGCTGAACTGCTGCCCGTCATCGAAGCGGTGATGGTCGCCAAACTCAACGAACAGATGGATCATTCCCATGGCTGAAAAGCGCGTTTCTGTCCGACTTGCCGCAGTCGGCGGCCGACAGGTGCGTGCCGAGCTGGAAGGCGTGGGCGAAGCCGGGGCGCGCGGCTTCGGCCGCCTTAGCCGGGAGATGGAAGCGGCCAATACACGGCTCGCGGCGTTTTCCCGCCGTGTCACAGTGGCCGCCGCTGCCGCGGTGGCCGCCGCTGCCGCTGCTGGCGTGGCGATGGTCCGGTCCGGGCTGCAAACCGTCGACGCGCAGGCCAAGTTGGCGCAATCGCTGGGGACCACCGTCGCCTCGATCCAGACGTTGGAGCGGGCGGGTGAGTTGGCGGGCGTCTCCATCTCCGGGATTGAGCAGGCCACGAAGGATCTGACGCGCCGTCTCAGCCAGGCGGCCGCCGGGACCGGTCCCGCCGCCGATGCGCTGGAGCGGCTGGGGCTCTCGGCCACCGAGCTGATCGCCCTGCCGCTTGACCAACGTGTGGGCGCGATCAACGCGGCAATCGAAAGTTTCGTGAGGGCCGTCACCATGATCCCGGCCTCAGGCGAGTTCGCCTATGCCACGCAGGGCATCCGAAAGGGCAGCGGCGGGTCGTCCGAGCCCGAGAACCTCAACGCGCTGACCGACACCGCTGACATGGTGGTGGCGCTGGACCGCTTGCAGGCGATGGCGCCGAAGGTCGAGAGCGTGTCGCTGGTGGTAGCCTGGTTCGGCGACGATCTGCGGGCAAGCAATTGCAAGGTGCGGCCCGGGGTTGAGGTAACTGCTAAAACCACCACGCCGTCAGCATGGTCCGTAAATGGCGTCAGCCGCGCCAACGCTTTCCTCGTCAGCCGCGATGATCAGGATCGCCCGGTCTATGGCGGCACGCCCGCTGATTTTGCCGTGGTGCAGGCAATCCAGGAGATGAAAGCACGGGGGCTGCGCGTCACGTTCTATCCGTTCATCCTGATGGATGTGCCGCCCGGCAACAGCCTGCCGAATCCGTATTCCGACAATGCCGCCGAAACGGGGCAGCCCGCGTTCCCCTGGCGAGGACGGATCACCTGTTCTCCGGCTACGGGTTATGCCGGGACCGTGGACAAGACGGCAACGGCCACCACGCAGGTCGCGGCGCTGTTCGGAGCGGCCACGCCCGCCAACTTCAGCGTCTCGGTTCAGTCGGTTTCGTGGACAGGCACGCCCGGCGATTGGGGGCTGCGCCGCATGGTGCTGCACTACGCCCATCTCTGCGCAGCGGCGGGCGGGGTCGATGCGTTCCTCATCGGCACCGAGATGCCGGGGCTGACGACGATCCGCTCTGGCGCGTCCGCCTATCCGGCGGTGCAGGCTTATCGGGATCTTCTCGCGGATGTCCGCTCGATCCTCGGGGCGGGGACGAAAATCGGCTATGCCGCCGATTGGAGCGAGTATTTCGGCCACCAGCCGGGCGATGGCTCGGGCGACGTGTTCTTCCACCTCGACCCGCTCTGGGCCGATCCGGACATCGATTTCGTCGGGATCGACAATTACATGCCGCTGTCGGACTGGCGCGACGGGTTCGAGCATGCGGACGCGGTCGAGGGCTGG